ATTTGGTCATACCTGCACCAGATTTAGTTGGACGTTTCTGACCACCTCCTATTGTATGACCTTTCATTATTAGAGTTCCTTATTTCTTTTTGCCATGAGTATGATGTGTTTCACTCATGAAGAAACCTACTACACCTGCTGCACCACAAGCAAGCATTACTATATTCTGCCATAACTCGACAGGTACAGCAATACCTACCATAGCAAAAACACCTGCTAATGCAGCATAGGAAGAAGGTTCCTTAAATCTATCTATAATATGATTCATACTTTTCTCCTTTTACTTTTCAATGTTTTACCCTTACTTTTTTGTATAGCAATACCATGCTTTCTAGTCCAATTCTTGGCTATATTAGGATGCTTTGCATACATGAAAGATCGTTGAGCTTTTGATTTAAATGGCATTAATGACTTCCTGTTCTTCCCCAACCTTTAATAGCAGCTCCAACACCTTTAGGTTTAGATGGTCTAGGTGTTCTTGGTAATAATTTAGATCCTACCATTTTACCTTCTTTATACTTTCTAATTCTCCCACCAGAAGCTTTCTTAACATCTTCAAGTCCAAAGCCCATAGGTTTCTTCGTAGTAGAAGTACTCTTAGTTTTCTTTTTACCACGTTGTAATTCATCTTTAGATATACCTTGATAAACAGAAGTTCTACCTTTTACCTTCGGTACTTTAATCTTTTGCCCCGGACGAATAGAATGTATATCTGTAATATTAGGATTAGCCTTTTTAATTGCTGCCAAGGTTGTATTATTATCTTTAGCTATTTGAGATAGAGTATCACCAGATTTAACGGTAACACTTTTTGTACCACCTCCAAATATAGCAGCACCACCAGCTACAACAGTACCAGCAATGGCTGCTTCTTTTAGACCTGATCCTTTTCTTGATCTTGGTTTTCCCTTTCCGGGTTTAAGATTAAGAGTAGATGTAGTTTTTTTACGTAAATCTAATTTACCTTTTCCTTTTAATGGAGGTATCTTAGGAGCACTAGATGTAGTAGGAGCTTTAGGTGCACGTTTACCAAGAGGTAACTCTAACTGTTCTCCCGGTTTCCCTTTAGCTGGCGTTGCTCTACCTGCTTTAATAGCTCGTTTAGCTGCTGATTTTGTAAGGTAGGTAACAATTTTTGCTCCTGCCATAATAACAGGTATTAATGCTGGCATCTTATCTCTCCTTATATCTCGCAGCACCCCATCCTCTAGGTTTTACCATGCCGCCTCGTTTTCTATTAACAACTTTACCGCCTTGTTTTCTCCAGTAGGCATCTTCTTTAAATATTCTAGGTCTGTCAAGTCCAGATCTTTTCTTTCTAGATGGATTACGAAAGGCACGTTCAAGTCTACTTTCTATAATTTCATCCTCATCAGGTCTTACCCAAATTTCTTCAGGTATAACTTCTGATGCTGCTTGTGGATCAGTCATTCTCTGCTCTAGTAAGTCTGGACTTATATCTTGTCCTGCACCATAACCTCGACCTCTCATTTGTTCCAACATAGTAGTTGAAGGAGAACCTACATCACTACGAATTATTCTACTTCTAGCTTTTGATCCGGGTATAGCTACACGAGTAAACTTATCTGGAAATCTAGATTCAGCATCTACAATACGTGCTGCTTGTCTTTGTAATGTACGTTCTTGTTCTGATGTAGGATTAAAAGATGGTTCTTCTTTTCTAATTTCATTAACAAGATCTTCATATACATCATTATGATATGCACTCCAAGGTCTTTCGGCTGGTAGTAAAGCTCCTGTTCTTGGATGTCTACGACCACCACCTCTACTTGGAGCTACTCCTCCCATTTGAGCAATACCTTTATCTACTTCCTGTTGAGGAGTAATAGGATAAATTCTACCCTGTTCATCCATACCCATTTCTAATAACTTACCTTGAGCTGTACGAGTACGTCCAAGATTTTGTATAGCTTCATCTCGACTAGCTAACTCTGCCTTACTTAATTTAGAAGGATCTACAGGATCTATATTTAATCGTTTATGTAACTGATCTTGAGCTATAGAAGCCGCAGCTTTTCTACTTTCTAATTGCTGTAAGACTTGTCTTTGTTGATCTGATGGAAGTTTGGCAAGAGCTTCTTGACTCTTTCTTCCTAAAGCAAATCTTTTAATAAGTGATCGTATTGGTGCAGCCATAGTAATCTCCTATCCTTTGGATACAGCACCAAAACCTCGCAGGGCTTTACCACATCCTCTATGTTTTTTAGGCTTACCTCCATATTTTCTTTTTATCGTACCACCTTTACGATTTCCTGCTAAACGTTCTCTTCTTCTTGCTTCAGATCTTAATCTAGCTTCTAGTGAAGCATCATCTTCTTTCTGTCGAGCTTCATCTATTATTCTTGCTATTGCATCAAGATCTTGGGGTCTCCAAGATGGCTTACGAGAAGGACCGGGCCTAACTTTTCGGGGAGTACGCACAGGTGTCTCACGTTCTCCATGTCCAACACCTACATGAGAACTAGAAATTGCAGGAAGTTTTTGTGTCTCTACAGGTCTTTTTTCCTGATAGGGTTGGCGTGTATGTACTACACGAGGAGCAGCAATAGGCTGTGCATCTGCTGCTGCTGATGTTCTTGGTCTTTTAGGAGTTTTTCTTTTATACCTTTTAAGGGCAGCTCCCTTAATTCCGAAAGGATTGGGACTCTGAACATTCCTTCTTTTCTTTCTATATACCTTTTTACGTGGATTATATGGTCCCGGTGTACCTTGAAAATCTGGATCATCTATCCAATCTTCTCTCATCCTATTAATATCTGATATGGTCGTTCCCTTACCAGTTTTAGGTTGACTTCCACTTCTTCTTCTAACTTGTTTAGCTGTATCACTACGTTTAGCCATTATTGTCCTCCTTGCAATACAGGATTAGGTCCACCCACTGGACTTCTTGGAGTTTCCATATCATCCTGTCTCATTCTACGAGCTTGATTTCTAAGTGCATCAATTGAATTTTGATAACTAGTTTCCCATGCTGGTACAACTGTCCAGCTTTTTGTAAATTTAGCAGACTCTATCATGCAAGCATTAAACAATGCATTATAGGCAAACTCACTAAAATAGTTAGATGTTGTTGCACTTGTTCCTGTTGCAGAAGATAATGGAATAGGTCTACGAGTATATTGAATTTCTCCTGATACTGCTGATGCAGGAGTTGGTACTATGTAAATAGATGTATTATTCTTACGTGCATAGTAACGAGGAGTACCAGAAGATGTACTGGCATGAGGCCAATAATCTATAGCATACTCATATGTTCTTTGTAATAGAGTGGTAATATTAGAGGAAGCACTGGTCTTGAAATTTACATTTCTAATAATAAGTGTATCGGCAGGTAAACTTACAACTGGATTGTTGGCAGTAAAGGTAACAGAAGAATAGTTATCCAGACCGGGATCATCTAATTCTTTTACCAGACGATCTTCAGCCTTTTCAACAAACTTGGAGATTTGCTCTTCAAATTCAGTTGAATCATTCTCTGCTGTATTTATAATATCAGTTTTCAGGAATGAATAATTAGGCATGTGCTTATCCTAATATGGCAGTTACAGGTCCAGCATCAGGTGCAGATACCGTTACCTTACCGTATACGGCCACACCAGTTTCTCCTAAATATGTATCAATTACTCCGTTTGCCTGAATAGCTAATCGTATAGCTGTTCCCTTTGCAGTCTTATTTGTGATCTGCTGCTCACCCATTATCTCAATCATTCCTGATACAGTTGCCGTAGCATGTATAGCCACGATACGAGTAGTCGTACCATCAGCACCTACCGTTGCTCCTGTATCTACCCTTTTTAAAGGTCCACTACCAACTGTTGCCATTGCAACTGTAAGATTTGTAGCCATTGTATTCTCCTTTATTAAACTTTACCACCAGCTTTATAGCCGTACATTATTTTACCACCACGTTTACGAGATGTAGTTTCTCCCTTTCGTCCAAACCTCATTCCCTTTTCTGCTTTTGGGGTTGTAGTTTTTTTAGTTACTCTAGTAGATCCTATTATTTTTTCATCAGTTGTTTGTCTAGTTTTTCTTGCTTGTTTTTTTTGTGCTGGAGTCAACTTTCTCCATGCTTGCCTTGCCATTTCTTCTCTTTGTGCATATCTCGATTCAGGTCCACTATATTTAACTCTTTCTTTTGTTTTAGCTAAAGTTGCAGTACGTTTCTTAGCTGCTGCTTTTTTACTTTCAGCTAATTTTCTAGCTTTTGCTGTATCAGCTAGTCTTAGTGTTCTAGCTGATCCCCTATTTTTCATAGCAATATTATAATCAGGAGTTCCCTTTTGAACTGTTTTACCAGTTGCCTTACCCTTACCTTGTTGAATAAGTCTTTTAGCAATTTTAGGAGCAAGCCATCTTAATCCTTGACCAGCTACTTGAATACCTATTAATAATGGAAGTGCCATATCTAATCTCCCTAAACTTTACCACCAGCTTTATAGCCGTACATTATCTTGCCACCACGTTTACGAGATACAGATCCACCTTTACGTTTTTTATATATCTTTCTTGATGATTTTATTTTAGATTCAGGAACTTTATATATCTTTCTTGATGATTTTATTTTAGATTTAGGAACCTTATGTTTTGTTAATGGAGCTGGCTTAACTTTACTATTTGACATCTTAATTCCTCTCTCTACTTTAATAGTAAGGAGGGCGGCTAACGCATCACCCTCCCTACATTAGTTGCCTTTAGCTTCCAGCGTTACCACGCCAGCCTCTCCAATCGGAGACACCGAAACTATACCGTTCCCGTGCCTTAAATCGAAGATTGCCAGTGTCGAAATCTGGCTCCATCTTTGTCTGAAGTGGAGTACGTGTGAACATCTTTGTACCATTAGGAACATCGGTCTTTACAAACCAATCATCAGTTCCAGTGAAACGCCTATTGACATAGAACCCTTGTGGGATCATGCCCATGTGACGAGTGGCATTGATATCATTATTAGCACCACCGGGTTTGCCGGGAGTGTTTAGAATGGTATCAGCAATATTCCATGAATCAACAGGAACATGCAAAGATACAGCACTTGCACCTATGAGGATACCACGATCATCCTTGGTCTTTTGGACGTTGGTGATAGCAGTCTCAAGAGTAGCAATAGCCAATGCACCAGCAGATTCCAGATTACTCTGGTTTCCATCAGAAACGGTTGGATGGGTAGAAGCGAAGAACGCAACACCATCACCAATCGTATCGGAAAATCCGTTGGTAAACAGATTAGCAGCTTTGACTTCCTTGGTATTTGCCATTGCACGAGCCAAACCTCTGGCACGTAACTTAGCAAACGTATCATACAAGTTGTCTTCCATTGCTTCTTCTGTAATTGCAAAAGCTAGAGCTACAGTCTCTGCCGTGTAACGGGCAGTATAACTCTCTTGTGCATCATCATAAGTAACAGCAGCCCCTTCAGATTTAACTGGAGCAGTGCCGAAACCTGTAAATAGAACTTCTTCTTCAAAGGCTCTGTCAGAGTTTTCGGTGTCATAAAGTGCTTTATGCTCATCGTCAACCTGACCGTATTCCAGCCCGAAGACGGCATTTAAGCCGGGAAGAAGTTCTTTGGCAATACTAGCTCTGTTTACAGCCATAGTTTATCTCCTTCCTAGTTATGCCGTTGAAACTGTTGCAGTCGCAAACCGATCCCTATGCGTGGGCAACCAAACTTCAAGCATTGGGTATTGGTCAAGTCCGTCTGTACCTTCATTCGGATCTTTCGCATATCCAATAACTCGCACATTACCTACAATAGTTTCTACACCAGCAGCAGATGTTTCTACGAAGAACGCAGATTGACCTGTTTTGGTACTACCAGCGGAAGCTGTCGAAACAGTTGCCGTAAAGTTAAGTACCTTACAAATCTCACCATGACTACAGGTAGCATTACCTTGAATGTAATACGTCTGATCAGGATCAGTTATGACATGGAACTCAATACTAGTCGCAGCCGTGATAGCTTCTCCGGGCCAATACCGTGAGAATTTTTGACTACCGTCAGAATCCACATAGTTACATCCCATGAATACACCCGAAGGCTTCAAGGTAGCACCAATAGATTCTGAAATAGTACCACTAGCTTCAATACATATCAAGTCACCACTATACAGTTTTTTAGGAGCACGAGTTATAGTAGTAGGTGAGATAAGATCACTTACACCACCAGTATTATAATTCGATCCCTTTTTTCGAGCCGGAAGAAAGCCACGTAATGCTCTTGTACTAGACATTTTATTTCTCCTTCCGTTGTTTAAAGACTAGTCCTGAAACGTAGGAGTTCGTCCTTTAAATGTTCTCGATTTACTATTATTGGAAATGGGCATACGAGCATTGGATGCATTCATTAATTGAGAATTAACAGCTTCCAACATTTCATTTGCCTTATTCCTATAAAAGCGTCTTTTAGCCTCTAGCTTAACTGTGGGTATTTTACCCAAAGCTATGTCTCCACGACAGACAACTCCAGCATAGCGACCTTCTTCTCTCACGACAGAAGTGGCTCCCATTTCAGGAACTTCATCAGGAGTAACAAATTCCCATCCTTGTGACTGTTTCTTACCAACTTCTTGGTAATCATCCTGACCATTAAGAATGATACGTAACCAGCCTAACGACATGTCCTGCTGCTTAAATCTTTCTTCAACTCCACGAGGTATATGAGT